ACCTGCTTCCTGCTGCTGACCGCCTGGTCAAGGCGGTACTCCCCGAACGCCGGGCGTTTGAGTTGGTGCTGGTTGGCCAGCCGGCCAATGGCCTGGGCACTGACCCCCAGCTCCTTGCCCAGCTCGGTGGCGCTCCAGAGCTGGCCGGCAACCCGGGGCGCTTCGATAGGCAGGTCGAAGTGCGCCAGGATGCGGCCGATCTCGGCGAGCTTGGCCGATCGGGAAAGGGTGGGGGAGCGCACGGTGCTGACCAGCTCGTTGAGTAGCTGGCTGTCCTGGTCGATGGTCAATTGAAGCTGTTGCATTGGCGTGGCCCTCCTGTCCCAGAGGATGGGGCGCCGGGGGGATTGAAGGAAGGGCCGTTATTCGGTCACCCCTCCCACTCAGGCAGTTTGTCGAACTGGTCCTGGGTGAGCATCACGGTTTCAACCTGGCTCGGCCCGTCGATGTTCTCGAGCACCCCGTCCCGCTCATCTGCCGGCACGATAAAGCTGGCGTTGTCGAACTTGATGCTGGCAAATTCAAGCGGTTTGAAGTCCTCGCAGTTCGGCGCGTGGGTGCTTGGCGGGAAGCGCCCGCCCTGCGTTTCTGACAAGTCCCTTGCCATATCCTGACAGTTACACATACTCATCCCTTCACAAATAGAACGGCCGCCACGATGACGGCCAGTACATTGAGAGCCAGGATTGCAATCCCGACCGCCCGTTGTTTGGTCATGCCGCCTCCTCGTGTTGGATTGAAGTGAGGATCACCGGCTTGCCGAGCTTGATGGCCAGGGCGTGCTCTGCCCGGGCGCCGGCACTGCGCTCCCAGCCCGGCAGCATGACCAACTGATCGGCCATCTTGACCATTTCGATGCAGATGGCCATGTACTCGTGTTGCTCCAGCCCATCCGGCAGGATCGCCGCGTTCGGCCTCTAGGTTGAAGGCGTCGCGGTTGAAGTTGGGTAGGCCGGACATCGGCCCAGCTATGTAGATTTTCGCCATGGTCAGCTCCCTAGATCAGCAAGGGAGAACACGATGCCACGGCAGTAAGGGCCGCTACCTTCGACCACTTCGAAGGTCTCGTGCGGGATCTCGGTGCGGTAGGTCCAGCTGTAGTCTCCTTCCTTCGCCCACAGAGCCTCGATAGTCTTGGCCCTGCCCTTGCGGTAGTAGTAGCGGGCACGCTCTTCATCAGTGTCCAGGTTGTCTGCGTCTTCCGGCAGCAGGCCTTCGGCATCCACTAGAGCAGTGCCGCCATCCCAGACGCCGATCTCATCGTTGATCGCGCCAGCGAACTCCATCAGGTCGTCGCTGGCGCCGTAGACGATTACCAGCCCGGCGACCTTAGCCTCAGCCTCCAGTTCTTTGCTGATGCGAAGCGGGTAACTTGCTCCATTCAAACGGCCTGCCAGGTCCTGCACTTGCATTTCGATACTCATGGTTGGTCCTCAATGAAAAGCACCGGACTGGCCGGGGCTTTAGTTGAACGCGGTGGCTATTAGGCTGGCACTTGGCTGTCAGTGCCTGCGCCGGTCATGACTTGGCTGCTTTTCATAAGCGCCACGTTGTTCTTGTGGGTACGAACGGGCGTATCAACCTCAACCGATACCGGGATCCCGTTTATCTTCACAACAGTGCCGCTTGGCATTGTCACAACGACAAGCTCAGACAGAGAGCAGTCACACACCCCTAACAGCGCCGGCACGCCGTGATTGTTGGTTGAGCAGTCAGAGTCGTGAGTCGGCGTACTGAGTGGCGGTGGTGTCACATAGGAATCGGTTCCCTCATCCCACACCAGCACATCCTTGGCATCCCAGAAGAGCACGCGCATCTCCGGCGTATCGGTCAGCCCAAGGCGGGCGAGCGCGTATCCGTAGAGGCAGGCAACCGAGTGTTCGCCTTCAACTGCGGCGCAGTCTTGTCCTTTGCAATCTTTCATGGGTTTATCCTCGTGGTTAAAAGAAAACCCCGGGCAGGCCGGGGATCTGGTTATGCTCGCCAGCCGCGGTACCCAATAAAGCCCGGCGCCAGCACCTGCCGGAGGGGCAGGACGGGGAGGTGGGCTATCAGGGTCTTGAGCTGGGGGTTATCGGGTTGGCTGTCGATGGTGACCCGGGCGCCGGGGTTGATACGGAGGTATCTGGCGCGGGTCTCTTCGGCTTCGGTGCGGGTCAGGCCTTGCTGGATAATGGGGGCTCGGTAGCGCACGACTCACCTCCTTGGTGCTTTGGGGCGGCGGAGAGCATGGCGAGGTAGATGGTCACGCATAATTCATCGTCAGTTGCTTTTGCGTTCCTACCAGCCAGCACCTGGTATGCGGTAGGCTCCACCGGCACCAGCTGCCAGCCTTCCGGCGCGACCATTTTGCTGACGTCAGCAATATGGTCTGGCAGCTTGCCAGTCAACACAGCATCGATACGATCAAGCAGGTCGCACCCCTGGTAGTGCTCTGAGATGGTCTGCGGTATCGAAGCGCCGATGTGTTCGTGTATATCTCGCAGCAGTTCCGCCATCGCCCCGCATTGCCGGGTGGCGTCAGCGAGGAATTCCGGCTTGATCTTGAGTTCGTGCTTCACGATTGCTCTCCTTCCACAAATTCGAGGGCGGTGGCCACCTCCGGCAGCAGCTCGTCCCAAGTGGCGATTTCGCCGTTCTGGTGCCAGCCCGCCACGCCCTGGCTGTTGTTCATCACGCCCAGCACGCCATTCAGCGCCTCGCGCAGCACATCCCGCTGCTTGGTCATGGCGGCCAGCTTCTGCGCCGGGGTGAAGCCATGGGTGCGCTGCATGGTGATGGTGAAGGGGCCTGTTTCCGGATGGTTGCCGCTCAGCTCCAGGTAGTTGGTGGCGCCGTTGGCCTTGAACTGTCCGGCGAACGATGCCGCCACCATCTGCAGCGCCATGCCTGACATGGAGATGTTTAGCCCGTCATTGGTGGTCATCTCGTTGAGGTAAGCCTGCTTGGCCACAAACTCGGCCAGGCTCACGCCCTCCAGCTCCTTGGTGTCGTAGCCGTCCAGCAGGTTCCAGCAGGCGACAATGCGGCGGGCGTTGGCCCTGCCTTCGCCGTCTGGAAAGCCGTTCTCATCCAGCGGCCATACTTCGCAGACGCCGGTGCCATCGGCAGAGCCGACCGACTGGCCGTTACGAAAAAGGGCCAGAAGGCCCTTGGTGTGTTCGCTCATGCATCCCACAGCATACTGATTTCGTCGTCCGTCAGGCCGGCAGCCCGGGCCTTATCCATCACTCGCAGGCGCTCGGCGTTGAGCGCGTCAGCGCGGCGATCTGCGTCGTTGGGCTCGATGATGCTCACCGGCGCCAGCCAACTGCCGCGCACCTTCACGGCGATCTGTACTGATACCCCCGCCCCTCGGTGAGGTCGGTGTTGGTGTAAACCACCCAGACCTCCTTGGTGTCGGTTATGGTGATGTCGGTCATGCGGCACCTCCGGCAATGACTCTCCGGAGACCCTGCGAGTCGGGCGTACTTATGATGCCCCTGGTCTCCATGGCTTCAACAAGCCACGCTGCGCGGTTGTATCCAATCCTGAAATTACGCTGGATTGCACTGACAGAAGCCCTGCCTGACTCCATTACGAATTCAACGGCATCTAGATAAAGCTGGTATTGATCTGCCGGAACTGCTTCACATGCCGCTTTCTCCTCTGCCGGGGCTTGGTAGTCCATCATGGTGCAGAGGTCGGTGATGGCCTTGGACAGCAGGATGAGGTTTGCAGCGTTGCACTGGCGCCAGTGGTGGGCGTAGTCATCGGCGTCATCGTCCGAGTCGTAATCCGGCATGGCGATGGCTCGCAGGCTGAAGTCACTGTTCAGCTTGAAGCTGATGGGTTCGTGCCACAGATCCAGCTCTTCCACCAGGTAGCCAGCTTCCAGCAGAGAAACCACATCGGATGCGCGATCCCCGTTGAGATCCATGCCCTTGAAGGTCACCATCTCTTGCGCGGTGTCGGCAGACTTGAGCTTGACGAACTGGAGCGGGGAGAAGGGGCCGAGCGCTTCCGGGCGCTCTGCACTATCGGTCAGGTAGTCTTTCAGGCGGTTGCTGATCCCCATCTTGATGTCGTCGATGTGGATGGTCTGGGTCTTGAGGGAGCCCATGCACTTCACCAGCAGGTGCATGACCACCTTGAGCGGGCGCTTGGTGGTGGTGTTGAGGTACAGCAACTCGTTGCTCTGGTCGTACAAGGCGTGAGTGACAGTTTCTCTTTGCGGGTAACCTTCTCACGCAGACCGGAGGTGACCAGCGCATCAACACGCTCTTTAAGCTTGCGGTTGACGATCTTGGTCGGGATGAGCTTGTTGTCTTGGCGCACAACGAATGAGAAGCCAACGCCTGGCAGGTTGGTAACCAGCTCGCCGGTCACCTGATTGTTCTCGAACCCGGCGCAGCTGAGCTGGTTTTCAGTGAGCGGGGTGAAGGCAAGCTCGGCCAGGTGTTCGCGCATGGCGTTGATGGCGGGGAGCTTGGCGCTGTAGACACTGGCAGATTTGAGTACGGAGTGATTCATGGTCAGGGATCCTTTTGGTTGGTTAGGTGCGGGCTTTTGCCAGCAGGTCGTGGATCTTCTTGGCTGCGGCCTCGGCGGTTTGCCTGTCGCAGGTGATGCCGCCTGGCAGAACGAACTTGCCTGGCTGCTTGGGATCGGGCATGACGACGCCCAACCCGATGACTACTGCACCGCAGTAGGGGTTTTCCGTGGCTTTCATGGGGGTCCTCGAGTTATCCACTCGTTTCTTAGAGCCAATGCCGCGCACAAAGGGGATGCGAGGGGATGCACCAACCTTCATGGTGGGGAAGGCAATCAGGGCGCAACCGAAGTTGGCACCGCTCTTTCTGGTTGCGCCATCGCGCTCGTAGAACTGATAACGGCCATCCGGCTCGTAGATGATCACGTCCTCGGCCAGCAAGCGGCGCCACCATGTTGTCAGCGGCTCGTATGGCAGCAGCATCATCCCGGGCCTGCCATTGGCTTGCTGCTGGCGGGCCTGGGTGATGAACTCAGGTTTCAGGTCGAACGGCGGGTTACACCACCAGTGCTCTGGCCAGTCAAGGTTGAGGCTGTCGATGCCCATAC